AGTAGTCTTGATTGACTTTGGGACTGCAAACCAATCTGAATAAATACAATCCCAATCTTGAATAGTATCATATCCATCTTCTAACCATTTCCTTAATTCTTCCATTCCATGTTTAGTAATAAATTGTGCGACGCCACTTACACTACAACCAATTCTACGATTTCTTAACATAACTCTATTAGTATCACTCCAATGAGTTTTACCAAGTGTTACTGTTTTAGCATATAAATACGCATATTTTAATGTTCTCTTATAATCCTCTAATGAATCGTGGTTGTTTGGAAAGGTTTCTACTAAACAACATAATTCATAACTTTCCAATGATTGTTCTAAACAAGGATTTCCACCTGCAACTCTATGGTCTTTATTATCTCCACCATTTTGCATACGTGAAAATTTTCTCATATTTTCTAACCAAGCAAAACCAGGTTCGCCATTATCCACGATTCGTTTGCACACATCAGTATAATCCATACCGAGTTCAGCAAAAATACTATTATTACTCGTCCATCCATATTGTTCTCTATGTGGATTAACTTTATAATTTTTTAAATCCAAATATTCATCATCATCTGGTTCACCAAATACAATTTCAGCCGTTCTTCTGACATTACCAGCTACTACACATTTACCAACGAGATTCATTATATCAACAATTGTGGTAACGGTAATTGGTTCACCTACATTTCTATTTAATACTTTTCTTATTTCTACATGAATTTCTTCTAATGGTTCATGACCACTCGATACCCCACCAAAACCTTTTATTGGTTCTCCTAATGCTCTAATCTTTGTGTAATCAAACTGAATTTCTGCTGTTCCATGAAAATAACTCTCTAACAATAACTTTAATGATTCTACCCAACCTTCTCGTGTATCTGGTATTACATATTCTTCTATACCTCTATTTGGATTAGGTAATTTAATCATAACCTCACCAGCACCTTTTGTATCAAAACCAACTCCTACACCCAACATACTGGCATCCATTAAAAAAGTAAATGGTTTTGAGTAATCTTCTTTTAGTGTTTTAGTAGATACAAAAGCACAATTATTAAGTGCCGCGTATAACTTCTTTTTTTCTGTAATTCTTGTTCCCATAGCCCAAAGACCACGACCAGGTGGTAAAAACTTCATATTGAACATTCGGTCATACATTTCTTGGGCTGACTTTTGAGCTTGCCATGGATTCCAACCCAACTGATATTGTTCAATCCAATTCATTTGCATTGAATAAGTACCTTCTACAACCCGTTGAATAGTTTCCCACCAACGTTCATTTTTGCCATTTTTTTTAATACGGGAATATGTTCTCATATAAACTAATTCACCTAAACCATTAAAACCAAACGGGGGTTTTTTTCGCTTATATTTGTTAACAAAATTTTCTGATAACTTAAATTTCATAATATTTCCTTATCACCTTTCGTGAAAACTTAATTCTATATATAATTATTCAAACCCTTCCATTTTAGTACCATCAGTTTTAAAATCATCATATTTATTTTTAGCTAATTTCCTTAAATACTCTTCTGAATTATCCATTTTAGATTGTTGTTGTTTACCACCTTGCGTATTTGATTCATAAATTTCAATCTTACCAATATTAGTATTCATCATCATTGGATACGTCATACCATCAACACCAAATCTATTTTTAATAACATGACAACGTGCTGTATTTGAAATTTTATCTTCTACTTTCCTACTAATAGACATAACAAAATCTGAAGTCATAACCTTTGAATAATCTTCACTAACTTTACTTGCATCAATTACATCTTCTTCTAACGAACTTCTATTGGCTTGTGATGCCGTCCATACTGGAATTTCAAACTCTCCTGCTAATTCTCTAAGTCTTTCATAATTATCACCAATAGAATGTCTCTTCTCTCTAAATGTACCAAGTGGTTTTACAATATCTGCATAATCAACAATCACCATATTTGGTTTTATACTTTGCATTTCAAGTTGTTTCATATGTGCATTTATTGTTTGAACTGTAGCAGAACGTGTTGGATAATATTTAACATACAAATTACCTTTTAGTTGGTCTATTTTCTTTTGTACATCTTCTTTATAAAATTTTATATTACCTGTTGTAATACCACTAAAAACAGTATCATATCTTAATCCAACATATGTCTGATTTAATTCTAAACTATAATGAACTACAGTCAATCCTTTTTTCATACCTGATGCTCCAATAGCTTGTAACATCCAAGTTTTACCAATACCAGCTGGTGCAACTATAACACCAAGTTCTCCTGCACCAAGTCCACCATCCATTACTTCATCTATAATATCCCAACCAGTTGGAACTGTAGTTCTAACAGAATCAGTTAATCTTTCTTCTAAACTTGTAATATACTCATGACCAATATCTCTTTCCATTCCAACTGACATAGATTTGTCAATTAATGATTTTATACCATCATAATCTTGGTTTTCTAAAAGATTAACTGATTCCAATATAGCATTTTTTAAAACTTGATTTTTACAAAAATCTAAACATTTCTCTTTAACAAAATCTAAATCTGTTGATTCAATGTGTTTCCAAACTTCTCGTAACGTATCTATAATAGCTACTTGTAATACTTTATCTTCTATTTCATTTATTTTTATTTTTATTACATCAAGTGTCGGTATTGTTTTATGTTTTAAAAAATAATCTATAATTTCATTGACTAACCATTTATTAGAATCCGAATCAAAAATATCACCATTTAATATATCAGATGAAGTTTGTAAAAACTTTAAATCTGTTAATAATGATGATAAAACTTTAACTTGAAAAGCAGTACCATATATTGATAATTTATCACTCATGACTTATTCCAGCATATTTATTTAAAGTGGAAAATGTAGTCAATAACCAACTATCAACATTAGGTAAAGTTTGAAATAACCTATCTCGTAAAAACATTTTTGTAAAATTAAATTTAACCAATTGTTGAATTGGTTCTGTCACTATATCTTTAATTTTTAATTTAGCGTTACCACTAATATTTACATCATGAAGTTGCATCAAGTCGTAATTTAATTGTAACTTCTTTTTATTTTCTTCAGATAACATTGTTTTTACATTATTTGTAACATCATTATTTTCCACATAATCTAAAACCTCTTCTATATTAACTATCTTATCTTCTTGTAAAAGCGGTAAGCATTTTTGTATAGTTTTAAGAGCAACTCCATTTATACCTGGAACATTATCTGATTTATCTCCGTCAATTATTTTATACATTAAAAAATTATGCGATGGTATCCCAAATTCTTCATGTACTTCTATTGGTGTATACTTTTTCTTTTTTGTAGGACTCCAAACACATATTCTATCATCAACTAATTGTAAAAAATCTCTATCAGTAGACATTATTGTTATTTTAGAATCTTTTAAAACTTGTTTGGAAATATAACCAATAGCATCATCGGCTTCCATATGATTAGCGGCTATAATAGTTAATGGTAACTCTTGTAAATACTCAACCAATCTACTCATCTGAAACAACATAGATTGATGTTCATCCTCTGGTGTATTCCAATCGTATGCTCGATTTAAACGTACTTTTGTTCTACGTTTAGCTTTATAGTCTGGAAATAATTTTCGACGGCGGTCTGAGCCCCCTTCTCCATCAAATACTATGATACATCTCGTTGGATTGTGCATCTTAATAGCAAAACCGATTGATTTTAAGAAACCAATTATTCCACCAACGTGAGCTCCGTCATCATTGGTAATTGGTACAACGCTAAATACTCTAATAAAAGTATTTAGGCCATCTATTATCAATACCTTGTCGTCTGGATTATTATGCTCGACAAGACCGCCGTCTTTTTTAATTTGATTTAATATTGATAAATATTTATCATTAATCACCCAAAACCTCTTCCGTCATTTCTACGTCATCAATACCTAAATCTTCTTTAGTATATTTTAATATAACCTTATCACAAATCATATTATAAACATAATCTCGAAATTCTGTATCTTCGAGTAATTTTGACCAATCCTTAGATTGAAATTTTTTCTCATCTGTTATTTCACCAGTTTCCATATCAACTATGGGAAGTGTATACCAAGCTCCTGCAACTTTAACAATACCATGTTCTTTCATTACAGTTAACCAACTACCATCATCATCAATACCACTTTCAAAATAAAGTGGAAACTCACAATGTCTCAATGGTGGCCCTAATCTATTTTTAATAACTTGAGCTTGAATGTTCATACCAATAGTATTCTTTTTAGTATCTTTTATCTGACCTTTATTTTTTAAACGAATACGAGTTGAAGCGTGAAATGGTAATGCTTTTCCACCACTTGTAGTCCAAGGGTCTCCAAACATTACACCAAGTTTTTGTCTAAGTTGATTTGTAAATACAAGAGCTACTTTACGTCTTCCAATCATCTGAGTAATCTTTCTCATAGCTTTTGATATGATAATAGCTTTACTTGTAGCCCATCCGTCCTTTTCAAAATCAGCTTCCATTTCTACCTTAGTAGACGCTCCAGCTAAACTATCAACTAAAATCGTAACTAATCTACTATTATCTTCTTCTCTAACTTTAGTAACTATCTTCTCTATAGCTTCAAATATTTCTTCTACAGTTTCTAAGTGAACATATAACATATTGTCTATATCAACACCAATAACTTCGAGAAACTCTCTACTTACTGCTGTTTCAGTATCAATATAAACGGCTACTCCACCTTTCTTTTGTGTAGAAGCTAATAAATGGGCTCCAACCAAGGATTTACCACTTGATTCTAACCCATTTATTTCTGTTATTCTTCCTATTGCTATACCACCACTTGGTCTATTCGATATAGCTAAATCCAACATGGAAGAACCAGTTGAAATCCAACCACTTACATCTGATGGGGCTTCATCTTTACCATCAAGAAAGTAAGCGACTTTTGGATAATCTTTTTTAAATTGTTTATTTAAACTTGCAGATAAAACTGATGCCAATTCATCTCTTGCAGACATATAACTCTCCTATTAAAATATAGGTGGCTCCAGACCTATCAAAGATATGAGCAGTGGCTCTGAACCCTAACCACCATATATTTTTATTTACCGATTAAATAATTCGTCAAATGCCGAAGAAGCATCATCTACAGTTGTAGTCTGTTTTAGAGTTTCCTTTGCAGTAGTCTCTACAGTTTCTTCTTTCTTCATTTCACCATTAGTAGATTTATCAGTATTACCTTCACCTTCAGCAGAAGGATTCAACCATTCATTTAGAACATTAGTAAGGTCATCATATGAAAGTTCATTATAAACTTCATTCAAATTAACTTGATTTTCTAATGTAGTTTCCATCAGTTTTGAATCTTCTGAAATAGGAGTCTGATTTGGTTTAACACGAATAGCGGTAGTTGGAAAAGATTTTCCAGTTTCCTCTGCAGTCTTAAACTCTACTACAACATCACGGCCACTTACTGCGTCTGCAATATCACCATAATCAGGGTCGGTAATGATAGAAAGAAGTTCTTGATAAACTGTTTTACCAAAACCCCAAAATTTGACACCATCATTCTCTGCTCCACGAACAAGTACAGGTGCAAAAGTTCTCATTTTGGCTTCAAGTTTCTTTCCAAGTCTCCAATCTTCACGATTACCAGATGATTTCAATTTATCAGCGAACTCTTCAACTGGGTCAGGGCGACCAAAAGAAATCGGTGATATATAGGTACGTCCACCTAAATCATAATGAAAATACAACTCGATAAAAGGCGTAGATTTATTATACTTGAAAGGTACAATTCTTACTACTTGTTTTCCTGGTTGTGGTTTCCAAAGATTGTTGGAACGTTGATTTGTAGTTTGTAACTGATTTAAACGTTTCCGTATTGCATCAATATCCATTTTATATTCTCCATATTATTAGTTGTTATTTATTATTTTTCAATCAAGTACAACCTTGATTTAATAATATATATCTGGGTTGTCAACTAAACAACCAAGCTTTTTTTGTATTATTTCGTGAATAACACTTATAATTTATAACTACAAAAGGTAAATTATCTGGTGAATATCCTTCTTGATGGATACCTCTCTGGTCTACTGAAACTTCTCTATCTTTTCGAGTAAATATCCAGATACTCTTTCCTGTTTTTGTAGTCTTATCAATTATATTAAAATCTTTTTCATAGGATTGCATATCAACTATAACTTCACTATGACCTGGGTCATCTATAAACGCTGGAGCGTGTGGCAACGGAAATGTCCAAATAATATTTTTACTTATTCTACAAACTTCATCAACAAAAGTTTTCATATACTTTTGTGGTACGTGTTCAAGTGTTTCTGAACACCAAACCCAATCCCATTGTTTATCTTTAAAGTCTGTACCATCAACAACATCTTGACAATAATCAACTCTATCTCCTGGTCTTATATCTAAATTTTTATATTTTTTAGTACGAGTTTGTAAAACACCTTTATATGGTGCAGTACTACCACCACCAACATCAAGTATAGATTCTGCTCCTCGTGGTGGTAAATACATCAAAAAGAATCTTATAACATTTTCTACATTTTTGTGTGATGAAACATCAATCATAATAACCTCTTTAATAAAAAAAAGGGTTCTTCGTTTTTTAAGTTTGTAGTATAGTGGAAACTAAAAATCGCGAACCCTCTTTTTTAAAATAATTTTTTTATGGAAATTTAGGGAATGTAGGACTTGCGATTACCTACAACCTTCCGCTCAGATTTTTTTGCCCTTGTACCTAACACCCACCAGTTATGGTGATTCTTCTCAAGATGGTTAATCTCATTGAAGTGAGTACAACCTCTGTGTCATTACCTTATCTCTCTGAGTTTAGATTAATTCGGTCATGAAAGTAGGATTTCAGTTTTACCCTTACCTACAACAAGGTCTAAAGAATCGCTTCTTTAA